ACAATTGAATACCATAAGGGAAGACCAATTCTTTCTAGGATACCAGCTTTGTTTTTGACCATCCATTTTTAATGGTTTAATTTGATCTTGTTGGATGTTATGCTTGACAACACTAACGGCTTTAGAAGAATCAACAATGTCTAATAATTCTAGTGGATCGCAATTCCAAATAAAGTCACTATCACAGAAGATAGCATATCCATAAAAACCTTTGAGGTATGGAGTTAGAAATCTAGTAAATGCAAACTCCGTACTACCAACAGCCTGCTCTCTCCAATACAATCCATTATTACTAACATTGGTTAGATGGATTGTTTCAATCTGAATATTAGAATGATCCTGGATAGAAAGTCTGCATGTATCAGCCACACTTGATTGTTTTCTATCATGGCCAATAAAGAGTTTTATTTTTTCTTTCATACTTCCTGAACTTCACACAACCGATCTTTTATTTTGACTTCTGCGTACTTATATACCCACGAAGTCGCTGATGAATTTTTATATACAAGTTTTAAAGGGTCTTCATTATTGTTTGTATCATTGTAAATAACAATGAAGCTTTTGTTGGAGAAGGCGTTCTTTAATTTGTCAACCCACCACTCTAAAGGCTTGACTGTAGCATGAAGATTTTCTCCATTATTAAAACACTTGCCAGCAAGGTTACCAGAAATCGTCAGTAGGGCAGTGCCGTCTTCTTTCGTATAAGCAGCCAGCTCTTCGAGGACATAATCAACACTATCTTCTGGAACATGCTCCATAACATCAGCACAACAAACCAAATCAAAAACCATTCCTTGAGGAGGCTTTACGCTATAAATTTTTACTGCTGGATCGTAGCAATAGTAACATTGAATCATGCCGTTAAAGCGGGCAATTAAAGTTTTATTACCATGTTCTTTAAGGTTAGTATAATTGTGGATAGCTTTACCACACCCATAGTCAAGTAGGGTAATTGCCCTTGACTTATTATCGATGACATCCTGAATAAACCTAGGCAATTTTTTGCCTAGCTGGGATCCATCAAAAATTACTTTGCCACGGTCCTTTTCCAACTTTGCTGGTGATATTGTTTTGTTGGTCTCGCTAGCGATGTAACTGTCTTTACCATCATGCAGTCTCTGATATCTTAAAACATACTCTTCTAATTTATTCATCTCAAGGTCCTACCAAAGAAATAACTAATGATATATTTAGTCCTTTTTTAGGTAGGGGATAAGAAAATGTCTAATCAATTTATTATTAATCATTGTTGGTATATCATGGAATGGCTGCTCAAGCAAATACTTGCAACCATCTTTCCAGTTAGAGTTCTTTAAGAACATAGCATAGTCTTCAACATGAAGATTATTAGAAGGGTCAAAGTGAACCCGTTCCCGAGGCTTCAACACACTTTCACAGTACATAATATAACTCCCTAGGCAATCTTTCTTGCTAGTTCCAACACCTGATCCACTATAGGATTGTTTCTGTTTTGAACGTATCCTTGTCTTATAAACCATCTTGCATTCAGTGGCGTAGCGGCCTTCCTGTCCTCTGGTACGTTTAGCTTTTTGATTAACTTCTCATAAAGCTCTAACTTATTGTCCTCTGTAACCCTGTTCATAAACGTGCTGCTCCATTTCTCTCATTTCTTCGCTTAGACGTTGAACACAACCTCTATTGTACGACCAGTAGAATCGTGAATCTTTTGGATAAGGGTTTCTACGATCACATAACCTATAGACATCAGCTTGTCTATATCTTAGTTGTCTCCAACTTCTATCGTGGTATCCGTGGTATCGATACGTGTAGCCTTGACTGTTACCAAGTACCTGTGGGCCAACGTTGTAACCAATAATTGCACCTAGTACTGTTGCTGCAGTCTTACCATCACCATCACCTATAGTGGAGCCGAGATATCCACCCGCAATTGCACCTAGAAGTTTTTCATCTTCCTCATCTGCATAGGCAGCAGGAACTAACGCTAATAGACAAATAAGTACTAACATTTTCATGGCACACCTCTCTAATTACATGAATATTTATGCCATTGACCATATTCCATCAAAACAATATTTAGGTCAACAACTAAATTTCCTTTACAATCAAGGAGTTATATGTTGTGTGGTGTATCCGAGAATATAACCTTAACATTATCCGGTAATGCATTGACAATTGCGTCAATTAAACCAAGTCTGCTACCAGCATCATGCTCTTTAGAGTTTTGGATATATCTATAAACACCAACTTGGTCAAGGACATCAATCTTATTGACAATAAGCTGAGTGATATCATTTACTCTTGCAGCATACGCCAACTTGTCTAGATTGATCCAATTACACTTTCTAGGACGGCCTGTGGTCGCTCCAAATTCCTGTCCTAGAATTTGAACCTTCAATAATTCTTCACAATGCATACCAAACTCTTTTGTTCCAACATATGTTTCATATGCTTTGGCAACACCAATGATCTTTCTGATCTTCCTTGGCGATACACCATTCAGAACAACAGAACCAATAGTACAGTGGGAAGAAGTAACGAAAGGATAATCACCCCAATCAATGTCCAAAGCAAAGCCTTGAGCACCTTCGGCCAGAACACGAGCGCCAGCAAGATAGTCAAGACTATCCACAATGGTGAAACTATCAGTGTTAATAAGACAGTCGCCAATATGAGTGCCAGTACGTCCATATTTGTCTTTATAGGCTGGGCCTATTCCTTGTTTAGTTGTTCCAATTGCTGTATCTTTATTATCTTCTGCCAAGTGGTCATCTGTGACAACATGGGCTCTTGAATCAATAAAGATAAGACCACGAGTATATCTGCCATAAGCTTGAAGCATTTGAATTTCTTCTTCAAGCTTCCTCACATTGACGACACAACCAATACCAATCAATGATCGGATGCCGTAGAGAACTCCAGCTGGCACTTGATGCGTGACAATCTTCTGACCATTGTGGTAGATAGTATGTCCAGCATTCGAGCCACCATTATATCGGAGAACTAGGTCGTACTCTCCACTACTTAGTAAAGAATGAGTAACCTTACCTTTCCCGGTATCACCTGACTGGAGGTCTACTACGGCATCACAAAAATTAACCATTAGTGCATACCCCTAACATTGTTCGTTAGTCTTGCATAATCCTTTAGGTCAGGAACGTCGTCAAGATTTGTTACGACATATTTCATCATGCTCTTATACTCGTCACTAGATAACGTCGTCTTGTAAATCATTAGGACGTTACGAAGCTTGGCAGCACAAATTGCATAAGGGTCATGTCCTTCATCGAGAAGACGAGCAGTGTCCCTAATGTCATGCTCGAGGATATACGCAATTGATTGATCAGAATTCATACAGGATACTTCTCGTTATGACCGGTATACCACAACTCCAAAGTATTAATTAAATACCTCATCTCATGTGGAGTTGGCATATCGTGAATAGAGTTATAAGCAGACATTTGTTTGGCAAACTCTCTAAGAACTTTAAGTTCTTCCATTGTGCCTCGCGGCATCACTTCAAAATCACCATTAGACGGATAAGACATAGACCACCTCATTACAAAAGTAGGGATACTATCCCATCATACTATTAGGAAGACAACTAGTGATAAAAAATATGATTACCTATTTGTGCAACTATTCGTTTCGTGTTTGACCACGCTGGGTTAACGTAGGTAGCATGGAAGTACTTAGCCCCACCAACAACATTATATGACCTTTTGTTAATCAAAATGTTTTCGGCAATCTTCAAGGACTCTTTCCATGCCTGACCATATTTTGGCTGAAGGTTATCTTGACATACCCAAGAGAACTGGCAAGTACCTTTTGTCTTTTGGTAAACAACCCCACAAACAGTTCTTGGAAACTGATTGCTCTTAACCCTATTCATTGTAACTTGAGCAACAGCTAACTTACCATTATAAGGCTCTGAACCAGCCTCATAGTAAATATTCTTGGCGAGGCATTCAACCTCACGCATGACCTTTTGTTTTTTATCGTAAGATAGCTCAAGAAATTCCATTCGACTGTTCATGTCGTCCATTTGAGCTATAAGAAATAAATTCTTATCTTGCTCTGCTTCGAGCTTATCCATTACTGCAAAATGTATTGAAAACGGAACATATAAGAAAAAGAACAATGCTGCAAATAGTCCACCAAACCTGATAAACAAGTTATGGTTTCTATCAAAGTACGCTTCAATGCGATTTAATGTTTCTACTGCTTTCATGTTGTTACCTCCATTTATGCAGTTATAAATAAATCTATGCATGACAAAGTTTTGTTTATACACATACCAAAGACTGGTGGGCATTCCATCAGACGTTTTCTCAATCAAAACAAAATGGATAAGTGGAAAAGAGAGTATATTTTTACTCACCACGATCCTTTGTTTTATCTAGAAACTGTCAACGATTTATCTAATACCTTTATCTTTTCTGTTGTAAGGAATCCCTTTACAAGAGTGTTTAGTCATTATGTCCACGCAAGGAACATAAAGCAAATCAATCTATCATTCAATGAATTCTTAAAGTACATAAGATACAATGGTAATGTATTTCTTGTTCCAGCATTCTACCCCTCATTACCGTTAGTGTGGTACAATCAATCATTCTACCTTCACAGCAATAATGGTCAGATGATTGCTAATAAAATTTATAGGTATGAGTCACTTTCAGAATTTGAAATAGATTTTGATACAAAACTAGAAGTAACTAATGTTGGTGTGTACACTAAATCAGATTACCTAACAAGTTATTCAAAACAAAATATTAACCTTGTTAAACAATTATATTTCGAGGACTTCATTCGATTCAATTACTCAGATAATTTTGACGAATCAGTTGGCCTGGTAAAGGAGTAGCGGTTACCCGCTACTCCCTCGACTCGTCAGTGAGTCTTACTTATTTCCTGAAATAAACTCATTAAGGCGCAGCGCCTTTCTAATGACTTCATTCTCAGAAAAATAGTCTGGCAAAGATGGAGCAGCTGGTGGAGTCTTGCTTGCATTCACAGCAGCACTAACTTCGTAATTCCACTCTTGCTCAATCATGCTTCTTTTAGAATGATATTCCTCAGAAAGCATATCCTTTGCCAATTTAACTAATTCTAATCGAATTTCAAACGGTGTCATATTTTTATCTCCTATGTGTGTTATGTGTGTCATAATGTAAAAGATGGTGGGCTTTTCGCCCACCGTCCTAACTCGTTCTGTTACCAAGTGAGTTAAACTCTGGAACCTATACTGCTATTAAGCAGCTAGAGCCATTTCGAAGTAATCGTCGTTTGCGTTTACTTATTTTTGCGCTGATTAAGTCAGTCGCCTCACTGGTAGCCGTCGGTTTATTACTTGCCCTGTCGAAGCCAAATTCATCCCCGTAGTGGTGGAGATGTCGGGGGTCGAACCCGAGTCCAAGACACCTTTAGTCGTCAGTTTACTACCATTATTTTTTCGTAAGCCAATAAATGTAGTTGCCCCAGATAGCGATACCAATTAACCAGTACCAATTAGGCAACCATTCCATACTCTTCTCTCAAGATCTTCTTGTACGGTTTACCTTCTTCAATTAGAAGAGTAACAAGTTTCAATTTGTCGGCGAGAGCTAATTGTTCATCCTTCTCTAAGGATACAACAATTGTTCGCAGTTCATCAATAGTGATTGGAAGATCCATTTGTTCAACCTCTACATTACCAAATATTTATCATTATACAAGATTCAAATGGTCAAGTCAACGTCATATATTAATATGAATTGCCCTGCGATATTCACCCAGCCCAGCTCTTACTCCTTTGGTACTTCTGTGCAACGGGAAAATAGATATCTCTTTGCATTTCTCATTTCTGAGTTTGAAAGAAAACCATCGCTATCTTTATCTGCTCTTTCAAAGAGACTCTTTGATACAGTGCAGAAGCGGTTTAGGTCTTCTAGTGAAACTTTGCCGTCCTTGTCAAAGTCATATTGTGATACACGGTCTTGTGCGAATGCTGGCATTGCAGCAAATACAAGGGCGAGAGCTAACTTTTTCATTTTGATTTTTCCTTTAGTAAAGTATATTTGTAAACGTAACAACCAACCAAAATGCTCCAAGCAATAATACTGGGATTAAAATTAACCCCCAATTCTGTATAAACTGCAGAGCCTTATTCATTATAGAACATTCAATGTAGGTTCGCCAACCTTGCGGTTGCACTGGCAAAGTTCACCAGTTTGCAATGCATCAAGGACACGAAGTGTTTCATCTGCATTACGACCAACAGCTAGGCTATTAACTGTAACGTGCTGAATTGTATTTGTTGGATCAACAATAAATGTTGCACGAAGAGCAGCACCAGCTGGATTGAAGAATACACCTAGCTGGTCAACAAGACCCTGGATCTTAGTACCTGGATCAAATTCATCTTCTAACTTCGAGTAAACATATTGTGTACGCTGTGTATCAGCAAACATCCAAGAAGTTGTCTTCTTTAGATCTTCGTGTGCATTCTTCCATGCTAGTTTACAGAATTCGTTGTCTGTAGAACCAATTAAAAGAACTGCATCTCTATCAGCGAAGTCTTTATTTAGCTTATCGTATGCTACAATCTCTGTTGGGCATACGAATGTAAAATCCTTAGGATAGTAGACAATTACTTTCCACTTACCCTCAAATGACTTCTCTGTAATATCTTCAAATGCACCTTCTGGTGCTAGAGCGCCTGGCTTAACACCAGTGAGCTTGAATGAGCTTAGTCTATCACCTACTGTCTTCATTTTGTTTTTTCTCCTTAATAAGTTCCTTCTCAAGTTTGCCAAATTCACGTCTATACACTGTCTCACCTTTATCGGGTGATTCATAGATGTATTTCTTTTCTTCCTGTTTTTGTTCTGTCATATGTATACCACTCTACTTTAAAATAGTAGTTTATCCAATTGATTGTTTCTTTTGTTTTGATAGATTTCAACTATCAAGTAATTCCCATCTCTTTTCTAATCTTTGTCGCAGAGATAGCCTGAATGTCTTCTGAGAGTTCAATCTTGCTGATCGTATATCCTACATCACGACCATAGGAAATGTCAACGATATTGGGTACCCAAATGATTTGAAACTTACCAAAGTAGTCTGAAAGCTTTCTGAACACATGGCGTTCTGTTTCTCTATTACCAAATGGATTCTTACTATCTTGTGGCATAGAGCGAATAAAGATAGCAACTTGACCTGTCTTCTTTAGCGCTTCTTCAAACAAGGCCTTATGGCCATCGTGGAATGGCTGATATCTACCCATCATCTGAACTGTTGGCTTTGCCCAATCAAAATCTTCCATTGCAATTGTATATGCAATTTCGTTAAGTTCATCTTCATAGTCCCAAGAATTAATCCAGAACATAAATTCTTTTGGTTTCTGAAATAGCTTGTTTGTATCTTGAAACCTACCTTCCTTAATTGTATCCATAAAGATAACAATCTCACCAGCAAACAGATCTTGGGTTTCTTTTGTTGGACAGACAAAGTCACATACTGCATGGCGACCCCGGGCGTTAGCTTCTTCAGCAAGCTTTCTCATTCGTTGAGCTTGTCTCAATCTACCTTCTGGGGAAAAGTCCCAATCGTTGAATTTTTCTCTTACCTTATCAGCATTGAAGTGTTCTACTTTGCCTTCGTGGCCACCAAGAAGGTCAACGAGTTTCATTGCGAAAGTGGTTTTACCTGAACCGGGTAATCCCATTACTAATATTGTCGATGGCATATTAAATCTCCACTAAATGCTTATGATGGTTTATATAAAACAGCGCTTGCTCCCACGCGCCAGGTATTGGCTTGGGGTGATCATCAATTATGATAACTTTATCAGTATTGAATGGTGTGGGGACCAAGTGCTGGGTTAGCTGTTTATAATTTTTGATAGTGGCCTGACTAATGTTGAGGCGATCAAATTTCATTGGTTTGATTTCATCTTCATATGAAACAACCCTGATGTTTGGATACGTTTCATATATAATTCTCCACATCATCAACTGCTCTAAAAATACATTAACGTACATATGAAGCCATCTAAAATTAATCCTTATTTCGTTATAAGTTTCAGCTTCCATGTTATTGGTGTAGATGAAATGGCCATCTCCTTTCAGCCTTGCTATCTCTGATCTATACCTGGCATTAATTTTTGAAATAAACTGGGAAGTTACATCTCGCCTATGCGGTAGGTAAATATTTACACCACTCTTTGCACAATAGTTAATGAATTTCCAGTCAATCGTTAGCTTCTCGAGATTTTCTTTGACGGTCCATTCCTCGTTCGTATTTTCAAGAAGCCGAATGCGGTTCTGCTTAGCCTTAAAATAGTCAATGTAATTAGAACCTCTTGTAGCTAAGTTGTTGTGTTTTTGTACTATGTTTGTTTGAGAGAACTCTTTATACAAGGCCTTTAATTTATTTGTATCTGTGTTATAATTATAATCCCTTACCATAGAATGAAGTCCCTCACCAAGGTTTATGGAACCATCATTGTAGGCTATAATATCAGTAAGTAATGTACTACCTGATCTATTTGTAAAAAGAATTAGATTACTCATTTTGTAATTAAATATTTTTCAATTACTGGTTCAATAACATCCCAATTCGCTATTGTATTTTTTTCTTTTGTAGGAACGAGATACTCTTCTTGCTGAAGATATTGGTCAAATAACTCTTTTGATATTGATGCAGACGTGAAATCACTCTTAGCTATTGTATCTTCATAGCACATTGTAACACCGTGTTGTTTATATCTATCATGCAGGTAGTGCCATGTATGTATAGATGAACCTATTTGGTAACACAGATTATGCATACTCTTCTCGTCATATGTAAGCGATTCATTTTGAGAGCTTTTTGTCTTATTAGTATAGATGTGACCTGACCATGGTCGTTTATTGTTTTTCTCCCTTGCCATCGCTGTTACTAGACTACGCATCTGCTCCACTTTATTTGATCTATATAAGAAATAAATTTCAAAGTTATATTGTATAGCTAGCTGCAAGATTTTGTGAGGAAGTGCAGCTGGATACGTATAACATTTCAACACAACATCATTATATTGCGCAAGATCAGCAGCAAACGAGAATGCACGAATTATTTCATTGCTCATTTCATAATAAAAATCTTCCGGCCGTTTGTTGTTTAAGTTTACTCTTGCATTGAAGTTACCCTGTTTAATGAAATCCACAACTCGTGGTGGCAACTTATTTAAAATTTGAGATCTTATTTGATGTGACAATATTTCATCGAGGTTCCAAGCATTATACTTAAATGCCAGTAAATCAGCAAGTATAGAACTTCCGGTTCTTGGTGTAAAGAAAATTATACAGTTAGCCACCGCGCCTTAACCTTTCACCGCTACCAATTGTCTTAGGATCAGTTTCATCAGTAACATACTGATAGGCACCCTTGTTATAGGCAATAGCAATTCGCTTACTTTTAGCAATGATAGCCTCGCGAACATGCTCTGGCTCTTTAGCTAAAACTGCAGCATCGGTCATTGATACACGCTGGGTGAAGCAGGCATTTGTCTGAAGCGACTTTGCCTGCATAACAACCTCACTATCAGGTCGGGGCGGACGATAGTCTCGAGGGGTATATACAGACTTGCTATCCATGTATTTTTTAATATCAAGCTTAGTAGCAATAACGCCACGAACCTTGCGCTTCTTTTTAGGCTTGAAGCGAGCACGAGTGTAGATTAACATACCGTCCACTATACGCACATTGAGCAAATAGGTCAACAACTAAAATTCCTAATAGAATCAAGAAGTTAGGCTATTCCAGCTTGCTGTAGCGTTTTATTGGCCTCTGCATCGACAACTCTCTGCCGTAATTCCGTTGTGGAAAATGTATGTTCTCTTTTGTTAAAATAGAACTTAATACCACGTTCAATACATTCACTACGACCGGTAAACTCTCTGTGCTCATATTCGTCACCTAGAATACGAATATTGATTGAGTATGCTAGAAGAATATCGACAAGATCTTTTTCTGTAGCATATACCACAACTTCATCAACATATTTGCAGGCCTGAAGCTGAACATATCGTTCAAAAATACTTTGGACGGGTTTGTTCTTTTCCTTTCTATCGAGTGTTGGATCTGTTTGTAAACCAACAATCAAGTGGTCACACTGCGTCTTTGCTTCTTTTAGCATAATGACATGACCAGCATGAAATAAATCAAATGTCGAGCAAGTAAATCCTATTTTCATAATCCAATATTCCTTCTAGTAAATTTTACTAAAATGTTATCATTATAGTATTTGTCTGACTCTAGAACTTCATTGGCAAACTGCAACTTAGCTTCCCAATAGTTTGTTTCGCCTCGAGTCTTACATAAGCGAACAATTCGTCTAATAAACTTGTCTTTACCTAACCTTTCAATATCCTCTAACAAACGAGGAGAGGACCCGTAGTAGTCCTTCCAATCAGACTGCTTACGCGTCTTCCTTTTCTTACCCTTAACTTGTTTGGTACCAGCTTTCGTAAAGTACTTACGGCCTAGATATAACTTGTTATTATCTAAACACTCAATCTCGTAGATGAAGCCATAGTAGCCTTTAACATCTTCATCCGTAAGTTCTTTGTCATTATAAAACCACATAATATACCTCTTGGTATATTTATGCGTTAGTGAGAGGTAATCCTTAGTGGGTCAGCTTTAAGCCCTTTCATGAACCCCGGCGATACACAAGCATTATAGGCAGCTGGCCTACCTTGAATAGTGGAGATTCTGTCCCCTACCACGCATACTACTGGTGGTGGATCCATAACACATCTTGGTATACCAAATGAATCGTGGATAGAAAGAATACCATCAATAGTAGTATTCACACCGCCAAACTCTTTTGTATAGTAGCCTTGCATTTTATCAATCATATATCTTGCCATGGCAGGAGTTATAGCATAGGCATGAGTGCCTTCAAACTTATTGATATCCATAAATGATACTTGTTCATCTGGACGTTCGTAATCTTCTGCCTTTAGTACTCTATATCCAAGCATTACTAGTTTGTTATCTGGTATCTCCGTATCATAGAGTTTATCTTTTAAAATCGCATCATGTTCAAACACACAGCATGCAGTTGGCTGTTCTGCTATCACTCTCCAAAGTTTAAGATGGCTAGCAGTGCATCCCATTTCTGGAGTTCTAGATACCCACGTGAACCCTGTTACAGCCTCTAGATCCTCACCTCTTGTTGTTTCCATACTAACTCCTTCCCAGAGTGTGTATGGCATACCATGCTCTTCACAGGACCTAGCACATTCGTTTGCATATTGAATAGATTCAGGCTTATTAATATAGATGATATAGGCATGGCGAATTTTACCTGTCTCACCAAACGCCTTATGGTTAGATCTATCTAGTTCCATACTATCGCCACCAATAGTCTTCTCGCCCTTTATCTTATGGCCTCTAACTATTACGCTGCCCAAACATCCTCCCAAGAACCACTTAGTGCGCCCTTGGCATAATCCGTTGCTCTATTCTCAAAGAAGTTAGTATGGGTAGGAGCATTAATCATCTCCTCAACCCAAAGTAATGGATTCTTCTTTACTTTGAAGATGCCTTTCATCCCAAGCGATATGAGACGTCGATCAGCGATGTATCGGATATACTTCTTGACGTCTTCCGAAGTAAGATTCTCCATCTCTCCCCCCTCGAACGCCAAATCAATAAATTGATCTTCCAATTCGACCATCTTAGTTGCAATAGTATAAATTTCAGATTTAAGTTCATCATTCCACAACTCCCTATTCTCTTCGATATAGGTTCTGAATAACTTAATCATTGCTTCGGCATGTTGAGTTTCATCAACAATACTCCAGGTAATGATCTGGCCCATCCCTTTCATCTTGCCATGGCGTGGAAAGTTAAGTAGCATAATGAATGAACTAAACAATTGCATGCCTTCAGTGAAGGCAGAGAATGCAGCAATGTTTTGTGCAATTCTCTTTTTGTCACTCTTTGTAAACTTTGCTAGATAGTCATGCTTATCCTTCATTGCTTGATATTCTAGGAACTGATTGTATGTATCTTCCGGCATGCCTAAAGTTTCAATCAAATGAGAATAAGCAGCAACATGTAATGCTTCGCGAGCAGCAAAGCCAGCCAGCATCATTCTAATCTCAGGCTGAGGAAAAAATGGAAGATAGGTCTTGATGTACCCGCCAGCAACATCAATATCGCCTTGAGTAAAGAATCTGAAGATCTGTGTTAAGAACTTCTTCTCATTATCGTTTAGCTTATTCTTCCAATCTTTTAGGTCTTCTAGCATTGGTACTTCAGTATGCAGCCAATGGCTCTGCTCATGCTTCAACCAAGCGTCATAGGCCCATGGATAATTGAATGGCTTAAAGTATGATCGTTCATCTGTAAGTACTAACTCTTGCTTTGTTGTCATTTGTTTTTCCTATTTCTCGATCCAACCTGTGATAATATATTTTTCACCACTTAATGGTTGATTGCCTCTATGAGCATGTGTGAAGTATGCAGGCCAAATCAACATCTGACCCATAACTGGTTTAAATCTAACTTTTTGATATAGAAATTCTGTTTCACCACCATCATCAACTGTATTAAGATATAATGAAAACGCAAGCAGCCTGCGGTGGGCCCTGCCCCCTGCTCCATGCTCATGATGCCAAACATGATAACCTTGGCCAGGTACAGTTTTCTGTACCTTTGAGTCTTGTATTGATAACTTTTTCTCAGCATCAGGGAATCCAGCTAAACCTGGGTAAGCCCTACAATACTCCTTCAGGCACTGTTCCATCAATACTTTACTAAATTCATTTGAATGAATATAGACTTCGGCAAGTTCAGGATTCTTTTCCAACATAAACTGAGAAATATGTAAACCATTAGCAGTAGTTGATAAATCATCTTTACTAAATGGTGATACATTCTCACTTGATTGTCTGTTAACAACCATCCCAGCTTTTTCCGCATTCTTGAAGAAGCGTATATAGTTATCACACTGTTGCTGACTATATGCTTGATCAAACACACCAATAAAGTCATCTCTTATATGAAATTTCATTTGAACCATCCCTGAATCCATTCAATTAATATTGCCAGAGCCCAAATTATAAACATCCACTTAATTATAAATGCACCCACTGGATCACTTTCGCCATCGTTGTCAAACGCTTTCCAGTTTATATTATAATTATCACTCTTGGCTTTTTTAAGCGCTTTTGGTCTTTTAGCATTTAAAGACCTCTGTGTTGTCTTGTAGTAACCACCACCAGCACCTTCAGTTGTGCGGATATATCTCTGGCCATTTGATTTTGTGGTTACAGTTCTTCTAATACCTCTACCACCCTTCATAGTACTACCAGCACTGTGAGAAGTAGTGGTACCACCATAACCTCCTGGTCCTTGGCTTATGGTTCTTGATCCCTGCTTAGTTGTTTTTCTATAGTTAGCCATTAGCCTTCACATGCCAAGCATTCTGTACCTTCTGTTAAAGCCTTGATATCAATTTACTTCTTTTCCTCCACGTTGCCATTCACTTATGTTGGCACAACGGTTGATGTGTTGTATGGTATATCAGCTTCGGCTTCACTAAGTAATTCAAACTTTTCCTGGAAGTCTTCATCTAAAGAAACAAAAATACGGACTCCACCATCATGGTAATTTATAACCCAATAGCCTAGTCTGGCTGGCACACTTCGACCACCTGTTTGAACAATAAATGAATCAGCTGTTAGTGTGTCGGCAGTAGCCCACCCAGAGGCGTTGACCCAGGCATAAACATCATTGATGGTTTCTGCCGTGACCTGCTGGGCTTCGATCTTGAATGGTTTTCTTTTAAAATGTGGCATTGTTTATCCCTCGCATGCTAGGCACTCAGTGCCTTCTGTTAAAGCCTTAATATCTATCTCCTGAATAATCTCACGCTCGATCTTCTTGGCAACCTTATCAGCCTTACCAATTTTCTCAGAACGACAATAGTATAGAGTCTTTAGTTCATGTTTCCACGCCATATAATGTACAGCATGAAGGTACTTGACATTAGCGTTTGGTCTAAAGAATAGATTAACTGATTGACCTTGATCAATGAATTGCTGACGGTCAGCTGCATGTTCAATAATCCATCGCTGGTCAATTTCCATTGCAGTCTTGAATACATCTTTTTCATAATCTTCTAACCCATCCAAATGTTGTACAGAACCATCGTTAGCAATAATAGACGACCAAATCTCTGGTAGCTTATCTTCGCTATATTTACTCTTTAGTAAATTATTTAGATATTTGTTCTTATAAAAGTATGCTCCTGAAAGAGTGTCCTGTCTAAATCCGTTGGCCCTATATGGTTCAATTGAAGGGCTGGTGTTACCCATAATGATACTGCTAGAAGCATTAGGAGCAACAGCCATAAGATGGCTAAAGCGTAGACCTGTTCCTTGAGCATCTGGCGCCTCACCCCTTTCCTTCCCCAACTGCTTATTAGCTTCATTTAACTTCTCTCTAATGTTTTTAAACATTCTCATGTTTGCTGACTTAGCCATTGCAGATTCAAATGCTAACATATTCTTTTGGAGGTAGGCGTGGAACCCTAGCGCGCCAACTCCAATTGATCTTTCTCTTGTTGCTGAGTACACAGCTCTGTGGACTGGCTTTGGTGCATTATCAATAAAATGCTGTAATACATTATCTAGCATTTCTGCAACATCACGTAGGAACCTTTTATCGTCCTTCCACTCATCATAGTACTCTAGGTTTACAGAGGATAGACAACAAACTGCGGTTCTCTTCTTGTCGGTTGGTAGAATAATCTCAGAGCAAAGGTTTGATTGCTTTACAGTCAATCCTTTATCCTTTAACCACTGAGGAAGGTACTTGTTAGAAGTATCAATAAAGTGGAGATATGGTTCGCCTGTCATCATTCTTAGTTCAAGAATTTTCTGCCAAAGCTCTCTTGCTGATACCTTCTCCTTTACTTCACCTGATGCTGGGTCAACTAGTTCCCAGGTATCATCTGCATTAGCATCTGTCATACACTTCTCAATAAGTTGCATAAACTTATCAGGAATATTAATGCCATGGTGAAGATTCAAGCAACGAATATTCTGATCACCAGTTGGCTTTCTCATTTCCAAAAATGGAATAATATCTGGGTGGCCAATGTCTAGATACGCTGCATAAGAACCTCTGCGAGTTCTACCCTGACGGTAGGCAAGACAAGACGAATCATAGATCTTTAGGTGGGGCATGATACCAGTAGACTTCTCGTCAGCTGATCTAATACCTAGACCAATACCAACACCACCACCAAGCATCGAGAGCCAATTAGTTTCTGAAAGAGTGTCTACAAGGCCTTGGGAAGAATCATCCATGTAGTTGAGGAAGCAGGAGATAGGTAGGCCCTTAGATGTTCTACCGTAAGACAGAATAGGTGTAGAGTAAGATAACCAATGCTTAGAAGAATAATCGTACAATCTCTGAGCATGCTTTTCATCTGTACCAAATGCTTTTGATACAAAAGCAAAACGATGTTGAGGCGATTGTTCATCATCACGCATGTAAGATTCTTTCATTCTCTTCATGCCATGGTCGTCAAATAGAACGTCTCTCGAAAGGTCGATGTTGATGTCTAGATATTTCATTTCAGCCCTCGGGTGATTGTAGTTTAATAATAGAGCATTGTTTACCATCATCTGATATAACCCATGCTAAATTATCACCCTCTTTCCAACCCACATGCTGCATAAGATCAGGAGGAAATAAAATAACTAGTTCACCATTCTCTTCAACTACCTTCGTAGTCCATACTTTTGCTTCATATTCACTCATTATACTTTCTTCCATTTTTGTAGTTCTAATAATGCTTCCATGCCTTTCTTGGCATTTCGGTATACTATACCAGAAATCTCCTCTTGACTCAACCCACTTAGGACCATATCATTAACATCTTTATGCTGAATGGTAGGTGGCCAAAAAGTTACTCTGTATCCTTTATCTATCATCTTTTTCATACGCTTGACAGTGTCTACATTGCGAGGTTCATTGTCAAAGCAGAAAATAAGTTTATTATTTAGTCCAAGCTTCTCGACATCACCATTGTCGCCACCAGCCATAGCAATAGAGTTTGGTAGGAACAGCGAATCAATAGGACCCTCTACCACAATAATATCTTGGTTAATATCAATTGTATCAAGACCAAACAGCCTAGGTTTAGTCTCATCCAGGACAATCGTAATGTATCGAATTTTATCGTTGCTGAGCGCTCTACCTTGATAACCAAACATTGTCCCTTCTCGGTCAATCAATGGTATCATTAACCTGCCACTATCAACATCAGTGTTTTCAAACTTACCAGGAATCAACTTATTGGTAAACTCTTTGAACTTAGGACAGTAGTAGAGTAGGTAGTGCTTATTGGAAGGGATCTGTCTACTGACCACATACTTCTTGGCAATATGGTCTGGTTGTAGCTGGGAGACCTTCTTTAGCTCTTTCAGTGGCTCAAACTTCTCAAATCTCCTCTTAGCAAACTTAGACATATCAGGCTGAAATACGTTCGCAGAAACAGTCGAGGTAACGGCTTGCGTCGCCCTCTCCCTATACTTCTCGAGAACATATTCCTTATGTAATACTGGGTCGACAAATTTAAGAGCACTGTCAAAGCTCGTAGAGACACCACAATTATGGCAATGATAGACCACATACCCCTTAGAGTTCTCTAAGAGATATCCTCTTGTCTTGTATTTATTGTTCTTAGAGTCGCCGCAGTAGACGCAGCGAAAGTTAGCCTGGAACGGCTTCTGCTTTTTTACTTTATATCTTGGGAACTTGCTAGAGGCAAGGTTAGCATACTTAATATCAATCCAAAGCATCTTATAACCCTAATCAGAATGGCGACACGCTGATTATACAGAGAGAGGGCTGAAAGGTCAACTATTTCCTTTTGCTATGCATATTGATAAACCAATGTGCAAGCTGCTTTTTTCTCGGGGATGCTGAGCTGGATGATCTAACTTTCTTTAGTTGAGCAATTGATTTACCTTTCAAGCCATGGCGTGCCATATCGCCCTTATCTTGAGGGTTACGGCCGTCGATAAAGTTTTCTAGGAATTGCTTAAATTTCATGTTTTTCGTACACGGTTATTATATAATTTTCTTGGTTGACAATATACTTTTTTTCGTCATTAAATAACACTGATCTCGTTTTAATTTTTGAATAAGGATCAGTTAAATTTAATGGTAACGCATATTTGCTTATTGCGCATGATATATTTACATTATTTGTAATATCAAGCACCTTAGTAAGTTTTAATTTTGGCTTTAACAAATCAGGAACGCTAAAGTTTTCAAAATGCGAGCGATGTTCAGCCACTATTAATTTACCGCCGGTCTTTAAAATTCTAGCACACTCTTTAAAATATGTTTCGTGGGGAAGATAATATCCACTTGCTTCAATCGATGTTATAACATCGACACTATCATCACTCAAAGGTATATCAGTAGCTTGACCTACATAGAAATCAATATCCTTACACCAACTTCTACAAAAATTTATTTGCTTTTGACTTGGGTCAACACCAATAATTTTACTGAATGTAAAATTGTCTTTGGCAAAATCAACTCCACCGCCGCGGCCACAACTAAGATCTAAGTAAGTTCCTGTAAAACATTTTCCTACTGTTAGAGCTTTATAATAAAGGTGAGCTTGATATTTAAAAAATTTATTATTCAAATTTAATTTGAATAACACCTCCGATACTGGTAGATTGTATTCATCCAATTCAACGTACCCATCATTCATGAATATTACTTCATCACTAAATTCAAACTGCTCATACTTATTAATTGGTGTAATAAGTTTTTTTTGTATGTCCTGTCTATCCATAATTTAATTACACGACTATGTGAATTCGCTCTTGTTGTTCCCTAAACCGTTCAACTTGATATTTAATTTCTTCTGGAGAAGTAGCTAACAAGCTACGATCATCTGGTGCTTGTCTAGCATATTCCCTTCTTAGCTCAATATATTTTTCCCACATAGCTGCATTATGAATTGCATCTATAGGGGTCACTTTCCTAGCATCATTCGGGAAAATGTTGAGACTACCCAAGCGACCAATCCTGCTGCCCCCACTACGATCCAACGCCATTTGTTGAGTTCCTCGATCTTCTTCGCTTGTGATCTATGCTGCTCGGCGACTTCCTCGCGCATTGCTTTGATTTCTTGTAGCAAATCAATGCGCAATTCATCCATCATTGATTGTAATTCTTTACGATCATCAATGGTTCGTTCGTCGAGTTTCTCAAGAGTCTTGTCAAACTTTTCGTAGATTACAGAGAAGAAGCTGACCTTCTCTCTCATGGCAGCTACTTCCATTTCTATTTTTGAAAGTCTATTTTCAAAATCAATCATTTTTGAAATGCTCTTCTCGGTGATGTTTCTTTCATCTTTTTAGTTTTCTTTTTCATCATATTTA